CCTCACGGCGCGAGTCGAGCCCGAGCTCGCCGATCGTTCTCGGCCGGCGTCACGGCGTCGAGGTGCGCCGGGTTACAGCACCGGCGCACCGCGCATAGGTGATCGACGTGAAGGCCGGCCGGGATCGTGCCGTGCGCGTGTTCGTACGTGATCCGGTGCACACCTACCACGCCACGCCCGGGCACGTTCACGGCGCCGTAACCGTTGGCGTGCACCGCGCCTTGCCAGATCCAACAACCGGCGGCGTCGACGAGCACCCGCGCCACGATCCGGTCATACGGCGGCGTGCGGTGCGCCGGCCGGCGAGGCGGCCGAGGCCGAGGCGGGCCGAGCGCCGGGCCGAGCGCCACGAGGCGGGCACGGTGCGCCCGGTACACCGAGCGTTGATAGGCGTTGTTCGCCTCGGTGCAACGGGAGCAGCGACAGCCATAGGCGTAGCCCGTTAGCGGCGTGTTGCCCGGGTACTGGCACCTCACCAGCGCCTCGACGCATACGGCCGTTGCCGAGCTCGGGAGCGGTTACCGATACGGGCGCCGCCGGCCATGTTGCACGGCGCGCACGCCGGGAGCAGCGAGCAGCATCCCGTACCGGGTATGTGATCGTGTCGGGCTAGCGCGGGTACGTGGTCGATCGTCGAGGCCTCCCGGCCGCACGCCTTCCAGCACGGCGCCGGCGCCCGGGCTAGTCGAGCTCGTGCGGCGCGGTAGTCGGGCTCGGCGTACGGCGACCGATCGCCGGCCGGCCTGCTCATGTGAACGGGAGCGTTTGCTCGCGCCACGATCCGGCGGCGTGGCGGATCCGAACGTCGTGGCGGTATCGGGCAATGTAGGCCCGGTTCGCCTCGCGGCACGCCGGGCACTTGCAACCGAGCGAGCGGTGAACGTACCGAGCTCGGGTGCCGTGATCCGGTTCTACTCGGGCGCCGGTGTGAGCGGGCATACCAGGGGATTTTAGCGGCGAGCAGTACGCGTGTTCGGTTCATTGTGGCTCGGCCTTATCGAGATCGGCGAGCTTGCGATCGGCCGCCTCGACGGCCTCGGCGAGCTCGGCCACGATCGGATACGCGGCGGCCGGTAGCGCCGTCTCGCCGACGATCGTGCACGCCACGCGCCCGACACTGAGGTTGACGATCATCATTCCGTGCGGATCCGTTCGCTCAATCGCTCGCCGGTGTCACCGTCGTACACGACGAGACATACCGCGCCGTCGGCGTCGATCAGGCGCCGCACGAGCGCGGCGTCGGCGTCGGCTCGATCCTCGACCGGATCCGAGGCGCGAACCATTGTCGTGTTGAGCAGCTTCGGCGGATCGGTGGCGGTGTAGATCTGGATCACGATCCCGCCCGGGTAGGTGCCGCGCTCGATCCACGGCGGCCCGGGCCGGATCACGAGCGCCGCCCGTTGAGTCGATCGAGCGCCCGAGGCGAGATCCGTTCGTCACGAGCTCGACGTCGCCGGCGCCGTTCGTGCGCGGCGTACAACGCCACCTCGCCGGCGAGCACGGCGGCCGCGGCGATCGCCCACGGATCAGGGAGCACGCTCACCGTCCTCGGCCTCGTCGTAGGTGCCGAACCGTTCGACCGCGTGGTACGCGTTGCCGGCGGCGAAACACGCGTCCGCGTACCGGCGTAGGCGATCCGTCGACGAGATCGCCGAGGCCTTGCTCACCTCGCCGAACGTCGACCAGGCGGCCGAGCGTGCGGCCTGGTCGATCGTCGGTACGTCGCGGCCGTCGTCGGCGATCATGCTTCATTTTGGCACCGGCGGAACGTTCCCGGGCCCGCGGCGTCGACGAGCACGAGCCCGTCGACGGTGCCACACGAGCAGTCCGGCGGGTGGCGCCTCGGTGATCTCGTGTCGGTGACGATCGGCGCGCTCACCGGCGCGTCGGCGATCAGCGCGATACGAGCGTCGGCCTCGGTGAGCCCGGCGCGGTGCCAGATCTCCAGTTTGTCGCGGCGAGTGAGCCCGTCGACGTCGCGCTCGGTTTTCCAGTTGAGCTCGATCTCGCGTTTGTAGGCGGCCGGTTTGAGTTTGCCCTCGGCTAGCTCGCGCGCGACTCGGTGAGCGAGCGCCGACGGTTCCCACGATCGAACCGACGACGACGACGAGCTCGGCGCGGCTCGTGCGATCGTGACTATCTCGCGCGGTCTGTCGTCGTCTTTTTCTAGTTCTAGTTCTAGTTCCTGCCGGGGATCCCCGGCGCGTTCCCCGGCGCGTTCCCCGGCGCGTTCCCCGGCGCGTTCCCCGGCGCGTTCCCCGGCGCGTTCTGGATGGATATCCACACGTCGGATAGGGAGCTCGGCTTGCAGCGGGAGCCCGTCGAGGCGTAGGCGGTAGCGGCGCGAGTAGCCCGGGCCGATCGTGTCGCCGAGGCGCTCGATCCATCCGCCCTCGACGAGCACGGCGAGCGCGGTGTCGACGTCGCGGCGGTGGAGCCCGGCGGCGCGGGCGATCGTGTCGCGGCCCGGCCACGCCACACCGTCGCCGTTTGCGTGGTAGGCGAGCACGCCGAGCACGGCGCGCACCTTGCCCACACCGATACGGCGAGCCAGCGCGCCCGGGATCCGATCGGGCAGGATCGAGCCACCGTCGATACTGCCGTGCATGAGCCACTCGGTAGCGGCGCGGCTCACGATTCACCGTTCCCGGTGTGCGGGTGTGTATTCTCTGCCACGTTCGGCCTCGATTCTGTAGTAGGTGTCTCGGCCGTTAGATCTGGCCCGGGCCTTGTGCCCGGGCCGATCTTGTTTTGCGGCCGGGCAAAACGTGGCATACGACGGCGGGGATCGCGCGGATCCCCTCTATGTGCACACCGACCGGTGTGCGGTTCGGTGGCGGCCTCAACCACGGCGCCACCGCCTCGACGGATCCCCTGCATCACAAACCTCGCACCGAGTCGAGGCGCACACGGTTTGGACGGATCGAGCGGTAGTTACACCGTTCTACAGAACGGTTCTAGGTGTGGTCATCCCCCTACGCGGTGAGATGTTCGCCGGCCGAACGCGTGCCGTGAGGCGGCCGAACATTGCCTGTTAGCGGCCCGAACTCGGAGCGTGGTGATCGGCCCATAATATTGATTATGACGGCGCGCCTGGTGGCGCCCTGCAAAAACCGGTTATCCGCGATCCGTTATGTCGCGGCCGCCTCGGCGTGGCAATCGCGCCGAGCGTGGTCGGAAATCGCCACGGCGCCGACGATCGAAAGGCGGGACGATCGCCGGCGCCGGGCCGGGGTGCTGAATTGTCAGGCGGCGCCGGGCCGGGCAGTACAACCGCGGCGCCGGCCTCGATCTTACGCGCCGGGTGTTACTTGCCCGGTGTACGGGTCGATCCCGAGCGCGGCCTCGATCGCGTCGAGGCGGCCGAGCACGGTGAGCGGCCACGGGTTATCCGGTCCTCCCCATATGTTCACGTTCGTCGCGTTGACGGCGTTGAGCGTGGCGGTTAGTTGTGCGGCCTGTTCTGGCGTCATCTCATCTCCTATCGGTGGGATCGCGGCCCGAGCTCGGGCCTCGGCGCGTATGTCGTCGAGGTTCCACGTCCCCGAGGTATTCGTCGAGCGCGGTTGCCACGGGCCTTCTACGGCGTCGGCGGTGGCGGGATCAATTTTCCGGCCGGGACTCCAAACCGCGTGGCTCACTATGTCGCCGGGATCGAGCCCGTAGGCCTCGGCGAGCGCGATCGTGAGCGCGAAATAGGCGTCGATCTGCTCGACCGGCCACGCCTCACCGACACCGGTGTTGACGGCCTCGATCGAGATCGCGTGCGTGTTCATCTGATCGACCGGAACCACGCCCGACGACACCTCGACCGGGCCGCCGGTGCCGTTCGTATTCGTCGCGCCGGCCGCGCACACGATCACGGCCCCATCCCGCCCGAGCACGAGGTTGCAGACCGGCGCGACGTCGGAACCATAGCTGGCATAATTCGCCACGTTCTCGGCCGAGGATCCCGGCGCGCTCGCCGCGTGGTGCCACATGATCGCCGTCGGCCGGCCGTCGGCGTATCCGCCCGAGCTCCGAGCACGCGTCGTCCATCCGTCCTGCTCGGTGACGTCGAGGCCGGCGGCGCGTAGCACCTCGGCGAGATCGGTGAGGTAGCGCCCGGCGCCGTGTTGCGTCGGCCCGTGATCGCCGGCGTCGAAACCGTCGGCGAGCTCGGTGTCACCAAAAACCGCCATGAGAAAACGCCCGGTCACGGCGACACCATCGCGACGCGTATTGCGCCGTTGTAGCTCATCGCCGCGTTATGCCCGTTGACGATCTGGATCTGCGCGTTCTGTGTCGCGGTGAGCAGCACGAGCCCGGTAACGGTGACGGCGCCGACACCGACCGGGATAATCGCCTGCCCGGCGATCCCACCGCCGGCGACGATCTGTACGGCGGTGGCGGCGCCGACGATCAGCGCCGTCGCCGAGATATACGCGGACACGAGATAGAGCCCGTCGAGGCCGGCCGGTACTGTCACCGGCGCGCCGCCGGCGTTGAAATTGTCGCTATCCCATTGCTTCTGCGGCCAGCTCATCGAGAACGTTTGCCCGACGGCCCACGACTGCCCGGGCTGTAGGCCGCCGAAACCGATCCGGCCGGCGCCGACCAGTACCCACGCGGTGCCGATCCGTTCGTACAGTCGGCCGGTGTCGAGCGTCGTACCGTACGATCCCGCGGCGGCGGCCCACGCGTCGAGCGCGGCTTTGTTGACGAACCGGTGCACGATCCGGTTCGACACCTCTTGCGCCCACGGCGACGAGATCGGCGAACCGGGCGCGGGCACGTCGACGAGCTCGCCGACGGTGATCGGCGGGTTCGCGTGCGGTGTCACCGCCGGGATACGGGCCTCGATCGCGGCGAGTCGGGCCTCCAGATCGTCGAGCTTGCTCATTGATTCGTCTCCATTCTCAGTATCCCCACACGGCGGCCGGATCGCCCCACACGGCGCCGCTATCCCACGCCGGCGTTACGACGTAATCGAGCGCCCGGCCGGTGCCGAACGTCAGCACCCAACCGTCGGGTGTGAACGCGTGCGACAACGCCAGTAGCAACGCCTGCACGTCGACACGAGCGATCCCGGTAGGTGTGCGCGAGTCGTGCAGCAAACGGATCCGGTCACCTCGGCGCCAGTCGACCGCGCCGAGCAGCGCGGGCCGCGCTGGATCGGCGAGCACGTACACGTCGGCCGAGTCGATCCCGAGGCGCGGTTGCCACATCGCGCCGACGAGCACGGCGGCGAGCGCGTCGCCTTCGGCCTGCAACGTCCATTGTTGATCGCGCTCGGCGTACACGTACGACGAGCTCGGCGCGCCGGCCTTCGTCGCGGTGGCTTTCAGTCCGGCGACGTTTTCCACGGTCACCGTCGAGGCGAGCGCGTCGTCGGTGGTCGACAGTTTGGGATCCCATAGCACGAGCGGCGCCGTGCACACGTTCGTTGATACGACCGGGATCGCGGTTTGATCGGCGCGCCCGGCGCGCCACGTCCGATCCGCATAGACCACGGTGCCGTCGGCGTCGCCGT